GCTTAGTGAATCAGAGGTAACTAAAACACACCGCAGTGTGTGGAAAACACACATCGGCAACCACCCAGAAGCGGAACCCATCGAGGTAACGCACAGCGTTAAGCTCTTCAACCTGGAGCAAGTGACCGAGGAGCTTACCGATGAGCAGTTGCGCCCACCGGGGCTTCTCGGTGAGTTCTTTGACTGGCACCTGTCAACCGCCAGGTTCCCGAACAAAAGACTAGCGGCACAGTCCGCCCTCGCCTTCGGCTCTGTCGTCCTCGGGCGCAAATACGTAACGTCTGAGGATAACTGGCCGTCGCTCTATTTTCTAACGGTCGGCAAAAGCACCACAGGAAAGAACCACGGAGCCCGGACAATCGAGAGGGCTCTCGACAACGCTGGGCTGAGTGAGCTTATAGGCGGCCGGGGCTATACAAGCCCTGGGGCGATTTTAAGCGCCCTCAGGGATAAGCCCACTCACCTGACGATTATCGATGAGTTCGGCGATTACCTAGAGGCCTGCAACGCCAAAGGCAACTCTCACCGAAAAGAAGCAATGTCAGTATTGAATGAAGTCTTTAGTACCGGGGACGGCACTTTGCGACAATCGACTTATAGCGCAATGGGTCTGACAGAAAAGCAGAGAAACAGTTACGAGAAAATCAACATCGTATGCCCTGCCGTTACCATGTATCTGATGACCCAGCCCGAGAGGTTTTACGACTCTATCGGTGATGGCGATATCGCTAACGGGTTCCTGGGGCGCATGATTATCATGGACATGGAGGCCAAAAGAAAGCTGCCCGCGTATGTTAAAAGGCTACCGGACTCACCGAAGTCGGTTTCTGACTGGGCAAAGAACGCTAGACAAAGAGGCGCAGGGAATCTAAGCGAGCACATTGCAGAGGTTTTTGACCTTTCCCCAGAGCCTATAGAGGTGGAGATAACGGACTCGGCCCACAAAGTATTTGCTGCGTTCCTAAGCGAGCAATTTGACCACCAGGATAGACTAGACCCTATGGGGCTCGGCAACGTCGTAGGGCGTATGAATGAGATGGCTCAGCGACTTTCTTGCATAGTCGCCTGCTCGGTTAACCTGTACCAGCCCGCTGTTACCGAAAAGGTCGCCCGGTGGTGTGTTGATTACTGCCGATTTAGCTTTCTGAGAATGGTAGACGCAGCGCGTCGAAACATGGGCGGCAGCGAGTATGGCAAGCTGCGTCAGCAAGTCCTAAACGCTATCGTTGAGTCAGGCAGTAAGGGGATGACGATGCGGGAGTTGAAAAGAAAGTTCAGGGCGCTGAAGCTCCAGGACCTTAATACGGCGCTCAAGGATTTGGTTACATCAGAAGAAACAGCCCTGACAGAGAGCAAGACGGCGGGTAGACCTAGGCGGGCATTCGTCGCAGTCGCTGACTGACTTCTGGTTCTGTCCCACCTTATGGCACAGTGTAAAAATGCCATAAGTTCTCTTTTTAAAACAATCACTTAGATAGCTTCTGTCCTTTTGCACAGCCCCCTAAAATAATAGGGGGCTGAAAGGTATATTCTAGATAGGAGGTGGGTGCCGGGACAGAAGGACAGAAGGGTGAGTATGTATAATATAAAAAAGAAAAATACTCTTATATTATATATACTTAGCACTATTGCTCCTTGCTCAATCTTTTGTCCAACGCAGTGCGCCAAAAGGTGACAGAAGTTGATGAAGCAATTTCTTTATTGTTTCTACCTCTGCGCTGTGCGATCATTTGTCGATGCCGAGAATTAATACAGCTGCCAAGGGTAGGCGACTTGAGCATAGGACTATAAAGCTGCTGGAGGCAGCCGGGTATTCTTGCACACGCGCCGCAGGCTCTAAAGGTGTATGGGATATCATTGCAATCGGCCCGGTCAGTATCCGGCTGATACAGGTGAAGGCCAACAACGCCCCTGGTCCTGTAGAGCGAGAGGCTATGGAATTGTTCGAGGCACCCTCCAACGCCACCAAAGAGTATTGGGTGTGGGTCGACAAGGTTCGGCAGCCGATTATCAAAACATTATCTCTGACCAGAAAGTGGTTAGAGAAAAGCGGGGAATAAGAGAATGCAGGCTATCCAGCTGCCGGTAGACGAGGTCCACATGGACCCGGCCAACGTAAGAAAGCACAACGAGAAAAACCTCGAAGCAATTATGGCTTCGCTGAAAAGATTCGGGCAGCAAAAGCCTATCGTTGTGAATAGCGATAACATCGTTATCGCTGGTAACGGAACGCTTGAGGCTGCCACGGCACTCGGGTGGTCTGAAATCGCAGCCGTTAAGACTAACCTGGGGGGCTCGGAGGCAACGGCTTATGCGATCGCAGACAACCGTACGGCCGAACTAGCCGAGTGGGATGTAGACGCATTAATTCAGCAGGTTAATGCGATAGAGCTTGAGGACCCGGCACTGGCAGGATCGGTAGGATTTACCAAGGACGAGCTGAATGGACTCGTCGGGGATATTCTAAAAGAAGCCGACGGGGATGATGAGAACATCTACACCCACAAGGTAGAGATACCGATTTATGAGCCATCGGGTGAGCCGGTTGCCCTATCCGACATGTACGACTCGGCTAAGGCTGTTAGACTCAAGGACGAAATTCGAAAGTCAAACCTGCCGAAAGACATCCAGGGCTTCTTGGAGGCTGCCGCAGAGCGTCATACTGTGTTCAATTTTACCAAGATTGCCGACTATTACGCACGGGCACCTGCCGAGGTTCAGAAACTGATGGAGGACTCGGCCCTGGTTATCATTGATTTCAATAAAGCTATCGAGGATGGCTTCGTTAGAATGACCGAAGCCATGCGTGAGCAGGTAAGAAAAGAGCAAGCCAATGCGGGATGATTTCTGCGCTCTAATTCTGACGCACGGAAGGCCGGACAAGGTTCATACTTATTTTTCGCTTAGGCGGCACGGGTACACGGGAAAGATATACCTGGTCGTTGACGATGAGGATAAGACCCTGCCCAGGTACCAGGAAAACTTTGGCGAAGAAAATGTCTTGGTTTTCTCTAAAGCAGAGATCGCCAAGACCATGGACGCTGGAGATAACTTCGCTCGGAGGGCGGTCGTATTCGCAAGAAACGCTACGTATGACTTAGCGCGTCAAGTCGGGTGCACATACTTCCTTGAGCTTGACGATGACTATAGCTCTTTTCACTTCAAGTTTAATGAGAATTTCGAGTACGGGCACTGGGCCATGAAGGACATGGATTCAATCATCGATACCATGATTGAGTTCTACGACGCATCAGGCTGCTCGACGATCGCAATGGCTCAGGGCGGGGATTTTATCGGCGGCGAGAACGGGAGCTACGGCAGCAAGGTTAAGTTAACCAGAAAGGCAATGAACTCGTTTCTTTGCTCTACGAAAAAACCGTTTCAGTTCTGCGGGCAACTTAATGACGACGTAAACACGTATACGACCCTAGGCAGAAAAGGTGAGCTGTTATTCACCATCAACATGGTAGGGCTGCAGCAGAAAGAAACACAGCAAAATTCTGGTGGCCTCACCGAGCTTTATTTAGACATGGGCACCTATGTCAAAAGCTTCTACACTGTTATGTATGAGCCATCGTGCTGTGTTGTTACCGATTTTAGTACGAAGCACAGAAGGCTACACCATAGACTTAAGTGGGATAGTGTGTGCCCGAAAATCATAAGGGAAGAACATAAGAGGGCGACGTGACGAAGAGAAAGCAGCCGGCGCAAAGAAAAAGACGGGGACGCAAAAAAGTCCCTATCGACCTAGCTACGGTTGAGCGACTAGCGAGCCAGGGGCTAAACAAGGCGCAAGTAGCCGCAATGATTGGGCTTAGTGAGTCACAGTGGTACGTCAGAGAAGAACAAGAGCCGGATATTCGAGAGGCATATAAAAAAGGGAAGTCTAAGGGCGTGCTCGCCATATCGAATGCTCTCTTCGAGCAAGCTAGGGCCGGGAACGTAACGGCTCAAATTTTCTACCTAAAGTGCAATGGCGGGTGGCGCGACAATACTAGGCTAGAGATAACCGGGGCGGACGGGGGACCGATCAAGCATGAAAAGCAAGATGCCGAAACAAGGCTCCTGGATAAACTGGCTGGCATCGCTACCAGAATCGAAGCGAAAGACGGTTCTGAAGAGCCTGACGGCTGAAGAGCTAGAGGCCATACAGCGAAGCTGGAGATTTACTGCCAGGCCCGAGCAGATAGCTCCCGAGGGTGATTGGCGCATATGGCTTATTCAGTCAGGCAGGGGCTGGGGGAAAACCCGAACGGGCGCGGAGTTCGTCAGCTTTTTTGCCCACACGGTGCCAGGCATACGCATAGCGCTCGTGGGTAGAACTGCGGCAGACGCACGAGATGTTATGGTCGAAGGGCAATCGGGGATAATGTCTTGCTCGGCAGACAAGCGACCAGAATACGAGCCATCGAAAAGGCGAGTCACTTGGCCTAACGGTTCTATGGCCACTACATACTCTGCCGATAAGCCAGACCAGCTACGAGGACCTCAGCACCACATAGCGTGGGCGGATGAGCTTGCCGCATGGTCTCGGTGGGATACCTGGGACCAGCTACAGTTCGGGCTGCGCTTAGGCGATAACCCAAGGTGCGTGGTAACGACCACGCCTCGCCCACTGGCTAGGCTGAGAAAAATTGCCAACTCGTCAAGCACCCACGTAACTAGGGGCTCGACCATGGATAACAGGCAGAACCTGAGCCAGGACTTTATCGAGGCAATCCATGACCGATACCATGGCACTTCGCTGGGAAGACAAGAGCTTGGCGGAGAGCTTTTAAGCGAGCTGCCGGGTGCTCTATTCTTAAGAAAAGACTTAGACACATATAGGGCTACCGAGGCACCTAGCCTGCGAAGAATAGTGGTGGCGGTTGACCCGGCAGTGACAAGCTCGGACCACTCCGATGAGTCGGGCATCATTATAGCCGGGCTTTGCTCCAGGGGTCATCTTTGGGTGATAGAGGACCTCAGTATGCGAGGGACTCCTGACGCAGTGTGTCGGCGAGCAATAGAGGCATACAGGCATTACCAGGCAGACCGGCTTGTC